GCATCTGCATGCATCAGCTTTAGTTCTTCAATGTCATCAGCAAACCGCTTCACCATGTCTGCTTCTGTTGCGTACATAGATCACCTTACTTGGCTGCATCAGCACCCTGTTCAGCTGGCTTGTCACTAGTCTTAGACTTAGACGCTGACTTGGCCTTTTCAAGCTCAGCCACCTTTGCTTTAAGCTCAGCAACTTCCTGCTCAGCTTTAGCTTTGTCATCTGCTAAGGTTTTATTAGCCGTTGTCAGCTCTGCATTAGCCTTTTCAAGCTCAGCCAAACGTGCAGCGGCACCATCTGCTTTAGGCTCTTCCGGCTCCTGATATTCTTCAATAGCCCCAGATGCTAAAAGGGCCTGAAGTTGTTTAGCTTCAAGCCCTTGGATTTCATCACCTGGCATAAAATGCCCGATGGATTGTTTTGCTGTGTACTTTGGCATTTAAGCCTCCTTATAGAGTAATGAAGCCGGTTCCACCAACAACGCCGTTTTTGTTAGAAGGAACGACCAGTGGAGCAGATTCAGTCATCAGCATAATGCCGCTTGGATCTTCACAGTACCATTGACGGTCAAAGTACTGCTGAGCCACGCCATTAGCGGTCATGTTCTTAATCTTGCAGTGAGCTACCGAGCCATTGGTATCAGAGATCAGTGAGAAGTAATCCTTAGGAATAAAGCGATTTACCTTGCCTTTATTTCGGTAGGTTGCATCGTAAACCCAGAATTCGATTCCATCAAAAGTACCTTTGAAGGTTGCAGTTTCCTTAACACCAAAGCTTGGAGTAACTGGAACAGAAATACCGGCATACGGCGTGATGAATTCTTTTTTGAATTCTTCATTATTCCAGAGAGCTGCCCAAACCAAACCAGACATAACAGACAGCTTAGCTTCACCACCATCAGCTGCTAATTGACGTTCAAGCATGGTGCGAATATCCGTTACCGGTTTTGCACCTACTTCATTCCACGCGGTAAGCGGTGTATACGTCAAAGATGCATCACGGCGGTAATCCACCAGGTTATATTCATAATCATCTGAATGCAGCAGGTATTGACCATTTTTTAGAAGATTAATGGCCATCATCAGAACCGAGTTATCAATTGCATCGTGATTGCGTTTCATGACAGCAATTTGAGCAATTACCATTTTTTCCTGTTCAGAGAGCTGCTGGTTACCGGTAGAGATAATTCCCGCAGTGCGTAAACGCTCTAACAAGGCAATTTCAAAAGTATCTGCAGCAGTCACCTGATTTTTAGGTTTGTAGTAGGCTGGTTTTACATGACGTACTTCACCAGATTGCGTAGTATCAAATGGTTTACCAGGTTGTTGCGGTGATACCAGTGGTGCCAAATCATGTTCAGTAGATAGTTCAGCTAAAGGTACGTCATCCCGGGTAAACAGTGGACGGTTTGGAAACAGGCGATCTAGCAGCCATGTATCCATCGGACGGTAATTGCTATGAATAAGAGCAAGCTCACCCACATCCAGAAGTTCAAGCGGAGTACCGTCAATATTAAAAGACTGTGGCATGTTTATTACACCTTAGAAAGTTCGATTTTGTTTTTGGTTGCTTTGGCGCGGGCAGCATCATATTTCGACTTGTCCAACAACGCCCCATTTAAAGACACGGCCTCAACGTTAAATACACCGCCGTAATACACCGGAATTTCAATCCTGTCAGCCGCCTTAATGGTTGCTTCGGCTGCGGTAACGTTCTGGCCACAGATCACATCCCAAGATGATTCATCTGCAGCATGAGTCAGTACATTGTCATCTGATAGCACCAGAAGATCGCCGTAATTGTAGGCGGTACCGGCAGTGACCTTGCCATTGGCACGGCGCAGCTTTTCATTGTCGAGTACTAGTCTTTTTGTGGTAAATGACACCGGTGGAACATAGTGAATAGGCATGAATTATTTCCCCTTGTTTTGTTCAGCGAAGGCTTTTGCACCTGCTGTGAATTGATGCTCCTGGTTACCACCCTGTCCGCCTTGCCCTTGTCCACCTTGCCCAGGATTAGCTTGATGGCTAAACAAGTGAGCAAATGCTGGATTTACACCTGGTGTTTGTTGTTGCTGTTGTCCAGCTGGTGGTTGTTGATTGCCTGCCGAGAATTGGCGAAGCTGTTTAGCCGTGAAGGTGAAAACCGAATCATCCATATTGGTATAAGCCGTTTTGTCTTCAGCACTGAACTGTGTTTTCAGCTCAGTTTCTAAAGCTGCAATTTCATCAGAACGCTTTTGTGCTTTGAATTGCTTGAGTTCAGCTAGTGCATTATCGCGCTCAGTTTCAGCCTGCTTTTGAGCAGCCTGTGCTTTTTCTAATTCGGTCACGTCTGTGTCCTCTTCTGGTGGTTGATTGGAGTTAGGTTTGCCTGAGAAGGCTTTGATTGATGTGTTCCGATCAGCACCGGTAGAGCAGATCGTGAATTCACGAATACGGTTGTTACGAAAAACGGCGATAGGTCCGGTAAATGATTGACCATTAACCACAACAGTCTGGCCTGTATTTACCTCTTCAACTGAGCCTGGATCAATGAACATAGACATTTGAAACGGAAACTCGTCATCAGAGTCCTGAACAATTTCCTTGGCCCGTTCATTAGTCAGGAAGTGTCCTTCTACATCGATCTTTCCATTGGTATCGACTTTTTTAACTACGCCGATACGATTAGAGCCGAAGTGCTCTTCCAGTAATGCAGTAGGTGAATCAATTTCGATACCCTCAAGATCAAAGACCACCCCGGTACGGCCCCAATACCAGTGACCATCTACACGTCCACCGCTATACGCCGTACCTTTAAATGTACGCTTATCTCCCTCTTTGGCCTGAGGTACCTCAATGGCTGATGTATTAAATAGATATTTCAGCCGTTCTTCATTTGGATCTGGCATTTCTCATGCTCCATAAAAAAACCACCTAGAAAGGTGGTTATTAATAGTTAAAGAATTGTCTTAAGAGCATCATTACTGGTATTACATATGCAATTTATTTAGTATTGACCAAAGCCCTACCATATCCCCAATAAAAAGAATCTCTGAGGAAATTAAAATGAGAAATGGCATATAAATTGTTGAGTAAGACCATAACTTCTTTGTTAAATCTGATTTATTTATATATATACTAGAAATAAACCTCCAAATAGCCTTAAAAGGCTTGAATAAAATATACCATCTGTTTTCATTCGTCTCTGAAGTGCTTGACTCTCTTTTTCTAGATTCTTTCTCATTATATGAAGATAGGGCCTTAAGATAATCCACATCTTCATGATTCTCTGTACCAACCAATGCTTTAGAATACATTTCCATATACTTATTCAATATTTCAAGTTGGTTTTCTTCCCTTTGTGCTATCAAAGTTAATTTAAATTCATTTACTATTGATTTGATTTTATCACCACACTCTAAATATTCTTTACTCCTCACTTGGAAGTTGGCTGCTGAAATAGTGGTAGAATATACTAAAACACAAACAGCTAGAAAAATCTGAAATACTGTTAATGATGTTTCCGAAAATACTTTGTTATGCCCAGCTAAATCTAATAACGGGATTAAAATAAGTCCAAGTGAAGCTAAAGTTGTAGATAAAAAACAAATGGAGTTTAGAAGTCTTAATCTTTTTGAAGCTTCAAACCTAGCATTTGTAGTAATCCTCATTGTGCGTAATAACTCTTTTGCCAACTTATCGTATTCTTGGTAAACAGTAGGATCATTGCCGTGATCCTCTTGAACATTATTTAATAAAGCATTCACCTAAACCCCCAATTAATATTTTTTAAGATTATTTTGCTTTATAACATTTCCCTTAGGAATCTACTATTTAATAATCTCTAATATGTAAATCATCTGCTCTTCAACCACTTCTATCGAAACCACCTCAAAAGTTAATCCCATCGGTATTAAAACTCCGTTACCCGCATTAAGCTTTCCCAGATCAATACCTAAACCTTTAGCATTTTCAATCTGAATCACGATGTTTGAGCCAGAATCTGCTAATAGTAATGGTGCATCCAATGTAATGACCTTACCTACCTCCAATAATGCAGCGTAGGCTAGTGAAGCTGATCCAGCCACTGTAGTTGCACTATTCGATGCCACTGCCTGTAGCCTGCCTAAATCCTCCTTCAACCAGCGTTTAAGCACTTCCTCAGCCAAAGTAATAGGTGGCTGCTTTAACTGCGCCGTAAGAGCTGAATCATTACCCTGTACATAGTCCAAAAAAGTACGAATCGCACTTGGCCGGATATCTGGATCAAGTGGAATCACTGTATTGGCCACCACATCAAATAAGTCCCGGGTACTATCATCCATTGGAGCAAATAAATTGGCCAGCTTTTTACTTGCTGTCCACTCGGCTTTGATAACTTCCTTCTGCTCCAGCAAAAATGCTTTATCCAGGTCAGAATCCAGGATCTTCTGATCTACCAGACCAGATAGATCGCCATAGGTCATTGGACTGGTACTCCAGCCCATTTCCTCAGCCACTTCCGGTAGCTGATCATCTGGGGTAATACCGTATTTTTCCGCCTGTTTTTCAGTTAAGGCAATCACTGTACAACGGCACATGAAGCCCCACGGCGGGTAATACATGAGCCAGAATGGATCATCGATATGACGAATAATCCGGTTCAATGCCAGGTGACTTGGACGGACCCGGCTATCATCGATAGCTGAATACATCAGGTATGGTCGTTTGTCTCTATTGCGTTGCTGCTGTTGCCAGCGTCCATGACTATACGCCGTCTGAATATTGGTACGAAAAACATTCTTGAGATAAGGCTCACTTAGCTTGATCTCATGTTCAGCGACCAGTTTCTTAAAGTCCTCAAATGTCGAGCCATCTGCAATAGCTTTGTTTACGGCGGCTAGCACAGTCTGGATCTGTTCTATGCTCGATAAAAAACTGACCGTGGTGGCCAGTTGTCGTGTCTTGAGATCCAGAGAGTAAAACTCATCAGGCAATACGATTTTACGAGACCGGGCAAACTGTAAGGCCTCTAAGAATGTGACTGGTCGCATAAATAATACCTATAAAAAAAGCAGCCCTATGGCTGCCAACGAACTTTTAAATATTCATTTCACTAATCTTTTTAAATCAAGCAAAGTTAGAAATAAGAAAGTAAAAAAAAAGAATATTCCAACCAACACTAATATAAAGGCTAGATAAGCAATACCAATAACCTCAGAACTAATATAGAAGTTGGAAGAAATAAAATTAATAATTGTATTTCCATAGTTTCCAAAGAAAAATATTGCGAAAAATAATAAAGCGCATGACAGAAAAGAGAAAATTTTTTCTTTCCAGTAAACTATAGTATTAAATTCTAATTTAATAATTTTTTTCTCATCATCATAAGTTTTAATGAGTGTCTGATCCCAAAAGGCCACCATGGGTGAAATAATCTCAAAATTAATAAAATCAGGATGACGGCAGTAATAATCTACGAACTCATAAGTAGCTAGTCCATTACCAGTTAACTTTTGAGCAGCTGAATCCTTCATTACTCTTTTCTGATTCCAACTTAAATTTGTATTTTTTTCAATCGCTAAAATTTCTTCAAAGAATACCTCTCTACGTTTTAAACGTTCTTCAGCTTTTTTAAACTTATCTTTTCGACTGATATAGAGCTCAAGGAGCTTTGTAAAATCAATCATTACCACCCCAATATTTAATTCATAATTTTAGTAAGTGGTAATGATTTTATAGCTTAAGAGTTAAAAAGTAACCCACTCATTTACCTCTACCTGCCGTCACATACCCCAGCACATCACCTGCATATAAAGCTCGTTCCAGATTCGCCGTGAACTGCGACTGATTGGCCTCAGGCATAAGCTGCATCAGATGAAAGGCCAGTTCTTCTGGTGTTTCACTCTTCTGCAGAAGCTCATTTACCTGATCATTACTTAAGAGTTCAATATTGCGCTGTGCATCAGTCAACTCTTCCACTTCCTGCTGCTCAGGTGATAGCTTTCTGGTAGTTGTCGCAAAGCTAAAGGCTTTATGTGGTAGTGCATTGAATTGAACATTCTGCCCTACCGGTAAAGCTAAAGGCTCCTGAAGATCACCTGGATGCAAACCATATTCACGTTCAAAGTACTGACCACTAAAGTGAGCACCTGCTGTTTTAAGCTTGGCATCACGTTCAGCCTGATCACCTTTAAGCGGCTTATCCTCAAGAATGACAATGGTGTGTCGTTGCCATTGGTTGAGATCACAGAGTGCATTCAAAATAGCTTGGACAGTCGGGGTAATCATTCTCAGATCAGCTTTGAACTTATCATCCTGAACTTCCTTGTGGACCTTGCCCAGTGCCATAGAGCCGGCACCATCAGTACCACTGGTCAGTGTCTGACCCAAGATTACCTTCTGGATACGACGCTCCAGGTTCTTGTCAAAAGTTTCATAGGCTCCACTACCGTTACCATTGCCATTACCTGTCCCTTGCACCGTAATTTCATCCTGATTTGAAATCGCAATGACTGAGCTTGCATGAGCATTGAGTAGTGCGCTTTTCATCGCCTCATTTTGCCCAGTCGAAGATTTACCAACCAGTATCGGCATACCAAACTTTTCAACAAACTTCGCCCAGAACTTAAAACCGTTATTTTTAAAGAACCACACCCAATACAAACGGCTTAATAATGCCTCACCATAAGGTTGCTCATAAGTCGGCTTGCATCGAGTCAGGAAGTGCTTGAAGCGTTGGTCTACTTCCTGATCCTGACGGATCTTGTTGTAGTTGGCCAACAGTAATAAACGGCCATCATTCTTTGGCTCATACCATTGCAGCGGTTTCTCGCCAATCCAGTTAAACCCAATGAACGGCGTGATGGTATCGCCATCAATATGCAGATTCGGCGTTTCCGGTTTATTATAGATTGCTTCTAAAACCGAGTAGCCATACCAACGGGCGTTCTGTGCACCAATGATAATTTCAGACCACCATTCACGCAGATGCTCAGTCAGGATTTTTGCTGCTGAAGTATCAGCAGGTTCAATCCGAAACGGTGCACTTTCCAGTTTATCCTGGCGTTTCTCAATACACTGGTATATCTCGTCATCGTACATCATGACTTTCAGCCGGTGACGGGTGACACCGGCCTTACGCAGAACCTCATCGCCGTCAGGCATCTTGGTCAGATAGTTGATGAGAGCAAGCTCAGCCTCATGAGAGTACATACCACCTGAAACCGGTTTTGAACTCTCAGGCTGTTTGACATTCGCCTTTTTACTTTTCTTAGCCATAATAAAACCTATGAAGCCGGTGGGCTGTAATTCAACATTAAAACTGCATCTTCAATGGCATCGATCAGGGTATCCACCTGATCGTCATGATCATGGGTAAAGGCGGCATTGAATGCTTCACACTCTTCAAAGAAGTCGCCAACCCAATGAGCATTCTTGGGAACCATCACAAAACGATCTTCAGGCTTATCCTTATAATTCGCCTCAAGATGAACCTGTACATCCATAAAGCGGGAGAGCTTGTCGATATTTCGCTGTACTGGTATTACAGCAACACCAGAGTAAGTCCCGAGTGTCTGGATCAATTGGGTACCTGAGGCCTTGTCCTCTACCTTCATATAACGAATAGGTTTGGTGTGCCAGGTATATTCCTTATGCTTATCCAGAAAGGCTTTTGCCTGACGGTTAAGATCTGGGGCTTCCCATTTACCACGCAAGAGATCCAGCAAATACAGCTTGCCATCTATCCCCATGCCCACCAGCAGAAATACCGAATAGTCGTTATGCTCTTTAACTTTCTGGGCTGTATCGACTAGAACGGCGCGCCACTTTAATTCTGGTATACCTGTATAGAATCCAAACCATTCAGACTTAATCAGGTCTCCACCCAATTTTTTAGGCTGCTGCATGTACTGGCTTGAGAAGGTGTAGCGGGAAACTGTTGCCCCTTCCTTATCCTTACCGCCCTTTTCAAGCTGTAATAAAGATTGAAGTGACTCTTTCTTTGGCCAGTAGCTTTGACGACCCTTTTCATCACGCTCAGCATCTCGCGGTACCAGCTTTTGAATATGCTCTGGCAAGGTGCCAATATAAGCATCATCAATCAGTGCCGGGATGGATATCTGTGTCCACTCACCTGGTAAATTTCCTGTCATGACAAAGTTAGTCGGATCTTCAGTATGAAGCCGCTGCATGATCATGATGATTGGGGTGTCAGACTTGGCCTTACGTGAGTTCACGGTATTGAGTAGCTTTCGATTCGCGGCATCTCGCTTGATTTTACTAAATGCATCCTCAGGCTTTAACGGGTCATCAATGATGATACAGCCAGTAAAGCCATCGTCTGCCAAGGTTCCTGCTCGCCGCCCTGTGACCTGTCCACCCATGGAAGCTACATACACATGACCAACATCATAATCCTCAACCGTAATTTTCCACTCTTTCTTGGAGTCGGTACTGTTTGAGACTGATAAATCCCACATCTGGCGAAAGTCTTTTGACTTCACAATATCACGCGCCGTATCCGATACGCCTTCAACCAGTGATTGCGAGAATGAAAGATAAAGAAACCGTGAACGAGCATTTAATGCTAAACCACGTGGGATCAGATTCGTGGTCAGCTCAGTCTTACCGGCGCCGGGTGGAACGTTGATCACCACGTTTGCAATCTCACCCGCTATAACCTGATCAATGATCCAGGAGATATAGACATGATGCCAATTCACCGTAAACTTAAAGCCCATACGGGGCTTGAAGAAACGCCGTGTGAAATACAAATGCTCATCTTCACACAGCTTCTTTTCAACCTGTGCTTGCAGATCCATTTAATATTCCTCTTGGGCCTTCCTTACTGCTTCAGCTACCTGTTCATCTGTAGCCTGAGTCACTGTTGTTTGAGTGACTTCACTGGTGACTTCAGTTTTATTAGTAAACTGTCCCCCAACATCTTTTGCGGCCTGTTCGAGAATCTTAAGAATCGTTTTGGCATTCTTGGTTTTCTCCAGTTGCTTTTGATACTGTTTAAGACGGTAGTACTTACTCGCAATTGGAATATCAATCAGGCCATCATCAAACTTTTGGCGAGTATCATTGAATAACTGAACATACTTCTTACTTAAGTTACGCCCAGCCACTTTAGTCGGGTCATAAGATGAGCACTGCATCCGGTCAATTTCAATATCAAACTCCTGTTTTACCAAGTCCGCTACTTCTTGAGGTGTATCACGGCATGCAAGAGACTGAACTATAAAGATTTTTACAGGCTCTTTAAGTGCTGCCATAAACTCACCTTCGTATAGCTACGTATAGCAAGACAGACAAAAAAAGAGCCCTTAGGCTCAATTGATCACACACGTCC